ATTTAGACACAATCGTTTCAGCCGAATTGGATGCTGATAGTTCTTTCGAATCCACCGCAACAGTTTAACCTACACGATTGCAGCCGTTGCGGTTGAAACTGGGATAAGTCCTAATGAACTACTTGATGCGCCCGAAGGTATCCTTGAAGCAATCACGATCTATATGAAGGAACGAGCTAAATCAAATGGTTGATGAAGTAATTGTTCTATCAGGTATCAAAGAAACCTTAAATGCACTTAAAGAGTTTGATAAAGATGCAGTTAAGCGTTTTACAAAAGTGATTAACACAGAACTAGCGGGCGCAGAGCGCGATGCTAGGGGTTTGATTAGCGAAGAACCGCCTATGAGTGGTTGGAGCAAATCCGATGCTGCAAGGCCTCGCAAAACTACTCGCGGCGGTGCTGGTTGGCCTGGGTGGAACGCTGGGGAAATTAAGTCAAAAATCACCAAAACTAAAGTTCAGGGCAAAGTTCGCAAAGGCGATTACACAACCAGTGCTGGTGCATTGCTTAACAAATCTGCAGCGGGCGCAATCTTTGAAATAGCAGGCAGAAAAGCATCAGGAACTAAAGCAATGACTGCGCAATCCTCAAGTGGGCAATTCCTGCGCACAATTGGCAACAGATTTGGCAAGGCTTCGCGTGTAGTATGGCGCGTTGTAGATAAAGACAGATCAAGAATTGAAACAAATGTGGCGCGTGCGCTTGAACAGGCAAAAGCTGATTTGCAAAAACATTTACAAGGAGAGCGAGACTAACAATGGCAGTTGGCGCAGTTGTAGCCCGCATCCTCACCCAGTATTCTGACAAAGGTTCAAAGGCTGCTCAAAAAGACATTACAAAACTTGGTAAAAACATTGATGCCTTTGCCAAGAAGTCTGCAAAAGCATTTGGACTTGCTGCTGCTGCATCTGCTGCCCTTGCCATAAAAATTGGTAAAGATGCAGTTCAAGGCGCAATGGAAGATCAGAAACAACAGATCGCCCTTGCCACCGCCTTGCGCAATACAACAGGTGCTACCGATGAGGCTATTGCAGCAACGGTTATGTACCTTGACAAACTTGAATTGTTGGTTGGCGTTGACAATAACCAGTTGATTCCTTCCCTGCAGATTCTTACACAGGCAACTAAAGATGTGACCGCCGCACAACAATTGCAAAGCCTTGCCTTAGATATTTCGGCAGGCACAACAAAGGATTTGGGTGCGGTTTCACTTGCACTTGCTAAGGCCATAGGTGGCAATGTCGGCGCACTTACTCGTTTGGGTGTTCCACTTGATGCCGATGCAGTTAAGGCAAAAGACTTAAACGCAATCTTGAAGTCTCTTGGGGCAACCTTTAAGGGGCAGGCTGAAAAGCGTGCGCAGACCCTTGAGTTTAGATTGATGAAACTTGATCTAGCATTTAAGCAAGTTCTTGACAAACTAGGATATGCCTTAATTCCAGTGCTAGAAAAGTTTGCAGAGGTCGTAACTGCCAAGATTCTGCCTGCAGTCAATGAGTTTGTAGAAACAAATCAAAAGAAGTTGGCTGCCTCATTTGCCGTGGCTGCAGAGTTCGCCGTTGTTCTTCTTGGAGCTGCAATTAACTTTGGCAACTGGATTTCAAACAATATGGGCTTGGTTAAAGGTATGGCCGTATTGATCGCAGGTATGTTTGTGGTTGGTCGCTTGGCTGCCTTCGTTACCGCACTTACTGCAATTACAACTGCATTGGCAGTTTTAAGAACTACCGCAATCGGCGCAGCAATTGCCACCGCCTTTGCAACAGGTGGCGTAAGCATTGGAACTGCAGTAACTGCACTTGCTGCAATCGGTGCAACTGGACTAGTTACTAAAAACCTTTTTGATATGATGAGCAAAGATACGCCAGCGACTCGCAAAGGAGTTAGCCCGCGTGGTAATGCTAACAATCGAGATTTTGTTACTGACTCATTCTCAATCGGCACAAGCGCCCTAGATAAGTTTATTGCAGGCCTTAATGGTGCAACCAAAGCAACAAAGACTGCTAAAACCTTGCAAGATAGAATTACCGCTGAAGCGGTGCGTAAGAACCTTGCACGCCAAGCAACACTTTCAGGCTCACCTACAATTGCAATTGGTGGTTCAGGCTCGCTTGCTTATGGTAACAAGGGAACAAATGTTGTGGTCAATGTTGCAGGTTCAGTTTCAACCGAACAAGATTTGGTTACAACAATTGTTAACGGCATTACTCGGATTCAGCGCAGGGGATTCAATGGCACCCTAACTACTATTGGAGCGTTTGACAGATAATGCCAGCCTTTGACGGTACCACCTCGCCTGCAGTCGGTGTGCAGTTTCTTAAAAGCGGAACTTGGACTTCGGTAACAACCACCGATCTTATTAAAATTGACATTCGCCGTGGTCGCACTCGCCAAAACGAACGCGACCAATGCGGAGTCTCAACAATTATTTTCAACAACACTACTGGCATCTATGACCCTGACAACACCAGTGTTTCAAGTCCGTGGGTTGTGGCAGGTGCGAGCATCTTGCGTGATGGTTTGCAGATGCGCATTGTGGCCACAATTGGTGGAACACCTTACTATCTCTATTACGGCTTTCTTGAGGAAACCCGTGTAGATCAAGGCGAAGCACCAGGGGTTGTAATGACCTTTGTTGATGGTATTGCTTATATTGCAGATGTGCAGGCACCAGCTCTTGCTGCTGCCGCTAACGCCGAAACCGCAGCCACACGCGTTGGCCGTATGCTTGACATTGTGGGCTGGCCAAGTGGGGCTTCACGCTCTTTAACTGGAACAGTCGGGATGCTTGCAACAGTTCAAAATCGTTCTTGTATGCAAATGATTTATCAGGCAGTTGATTCAATTGCAGGGCGTTTCTATATTTCACGCAACAATGTTGCAACCCTTGTGCCGTTAGCCGATAAGTTCTCACGCCCAACCCAGTTGCTATTTGCCGATACAAGCGCAAGCAACACTGTTGGGTATATGCAATTGTTTACTAACCCTGGCACATATTATGTTGTGAATCAGGCAATAGTTGATCGTACCAATACTACCAAGCAATACACATCACGATACAACCCAAGTGTAAGTGCATACGGTATTGCCAAAACTGTTATTGATGCACCTGTTGCAACCGATAGCAATGCTCAAAATTTAGCTCTGTATGAATCACGCAAACTGGCAACACCTGTTACCTATGTTGAGCGCATTGATTTCAACGCGCTTTCACTTGCAACTTTCGGTGCTTTGTATCCTGATTTTCTAGCAACAGAGTTGGGCGATCAGGTAAGTGTGCAACGCACAACCTACGATGGCCGCGCAAATCAATGGAATCTTGTGGTTGAAGGTATGGCTCACACCATTACACAAAGCAATTGGATGGTTTCTTACACCACCTCAGCCATCAATCCTTACTCAATTACAATCTAGGGGGTAGCAGATGCCATTGTGTCCACAAATTACCAATACCCCGATTACTGTTTCACTTACTGCAGATTTTACTGTTACCGATGTTATTCCAGTATTGCCTGCAAATACCGAGCAACTTGATGAAGTAATTGTGTTGGCTGATGGTAAAACAAAAGCCTTTTATCAAACAACCGCGCCAGTAACAGGTGTAAATGAAGGCGATATTTGGTTTGACACCGATGATGGCAACAAACAGTATTATTACGATGGCACCGCTTGGGTATCAGTCCAGGATACTGCTATTGCGGCAGCAACTTCGGCAGCAGCAGCAGCAACTGCGGCAGCAGCAGCAGCGGCGGCGGCGGCGGTTGCAGCTCAAACAACGGCAGATGGCAAAAATAGGATTTACCGCCAAACATCAACACCAACAGGAACACTTGTTGCTGGCGATCTTTGGTTTGATACAGATGATGACAATAAAATTTATCGTTACGATGGTTCAACTTTTGTGGCTAACACTCTTGGCAATAATGCCCTTGCAAGCATCTCAGCCAACAAGATTACCGCTGGCACAATTGATGCTTCAGTAATTACAGTTTCAAACATCAACGCTGGCAATATCTCAACTGGTACATTAGCAGCAGATCGAATTTTGGCAGCAAGCATTACGGGTGCAAAGATCGCTGCAAATACAATTACTGCAGCAAACATCACCGCAGGAACAATTACGGCAACTGAAATTGCTACTGGCACTATTACTGCAGCAAAGATAGCCACTGGAACTATTACTGCCACTCAAATTGCTGCGGGTACTATCACAACAGATAAGTTAGTTGCTGGAACGCTTACTGGTTTTTTAGTTCAAACCAGCTCAGGTTCAAACTCTGTTTCCTTAGTCGGTTCAGATAACTCGTTAACATTCAAAAATGGCGGTAGCAATGTTGGCCACATACTTCCGCTTTCAAGCAACGGTGTGCTTATGCACTACGGAGCTACGGCAGATGGCTCAGGCGGCACATTTCCGCAAATGTTCGTAGGCTCAGCAAATGCCTCAATGTTTGCAAGTTCAACAATCGGCATTGGTATTGCAACTGGTACAGGTGTCAGCATCAATGGAAATACTGCGTTAAACAATCAGACAACTTACCCAGGCGTTGCAACGGGTGCGGGTACTACAATGGTGGTTGTTACTACAGGCAGTCGCATTGCAATTGTTACATCATCAGAACGCTTCAAAGAGCAAATTGAGTACATCAACACAACAGGTTGGCTTGACAAGGTGCTTGCGATGAAACCAATCACCTATAAGACAAGCAAAGATTTCACAACCGCTGGCGAACCTAACGAATCTCAAATTGGTTTTTTGGCTGAAGATATTGCAGACATTGGCGGCGGTTTTGAAAAGGCAGTAATTCTTGACCCGCTAGGTGACCCATTCTCATTGTCTTATGACCGCCTAACGGTTTTCTTAATGCTTGCAATTAAAGAACTCAAAGCTGAAATAGACACACTCAAGGGGGAATAATGGAACAAGAGATA